TCAGACGCCTACCCCGAAAATTTACTTGTGGCAGGTTCCTAACCAGTCCGGATATAGCTTCCATTATTGGTACTTGCGCCGAGTGCAGGATGCAGGACAGTCTGGCGTGACTACGCAGGATATACCTTTCCGTTTCTATGAAGCGTTTACCGCAGGACTTTCCTATCATTTGGCGAGAAAGCAGCCTGAGATTGATCAGTTTAGGCTTCAGATGCTGAAAGCGTCTTATGATGAAGCGCTACAGTTGGCGAAAGATGAGGATCGTGAAAAGGCTCCGTTGCGCATAGTGCCTATGGCTGGATACCTTGGGGGAGGGTGGTAATGGCTACACGGTTCGCTAGCTATAAGCGAGCCTTCGGCTTCTGTGACCGCTGCGCGCAGAGATACGATCTCAAGAAGCTCAAGAAGTTTTACATCATGGGTAAGCTGATCAATGAGAAGGTCTGCCCTGAATGCTGGGACCCTGACCATCCTCAGAACTGGGTCGGTATCATTGGTTCGCAGAAGGTTTCAAATGACCCGCAGGCTTTACGTGAGCCTCGTCCTGACACGAACAGAAATGAAAGCTGTAGTGATTTCGCGTACAATCCTGTAGCAACGCAGGTCGCCAATTTTTATCTGAACAACGTGTTCATCACGGAGTTCACTTCCGTAGCCCCCGGCGTGGTGATTGTTCCGCCGGTAGTCCCCCCGGCCATTTTGTGAGGCACGTATGAAACACGAAGACATTAAAGCAGACAAGAAGATGGTGAAGAAGGCGGTAGGTATGCACGACAAGCAGCTTCACGGCGGTAAGAAGACTGATCTGAAAGGTCTGAAGAAAGGCGGTAAGACCAGCCTCGACATGAAAAAGTACGGTCGCGGTATGGCTAAGGTTATGAACCAGAAGTCTGGTCGGGGGCGTTAATGGCTAAGATCGAAAACAAACCTGCTTCGGCGTACTACAAGCAAGGGCTTATTCCTAATTCCTCTGGGTACCCAAACAATATCGCATCGACGCAAACTGTCAAGGTCCGTGGTACGGGTGCGCAGACCAAGGGCGACAAATGTTCTAAGAAGCTAGGTTAAAATATGGCTTGGACTTACGCGACGTTGTCGGCAGCGATTCAGCAGTACACGGAAAACACCGAAAGTACGTTTGTCGCTAACATTCCGAATTTTGTAATTGACGCTGAGACTGTGATCAACAACTCAGTGCAGTTGCCTGCGTTCCGTAAGAATGTGACGGGTGAAACGACTCAGGACTTCCCGTATCTCAACATTCCTAGTGACTTTCTGTCGGCTTTTTCGATGGCGGTATCGCCTATCACGACGAATCAGGACGGGACCTACACGCTGATCGGGCCTTACGCCTATCTGCTGAACAAGGATGTGAACTACATCCGCGAGATGTTTCCTTTTCCGGGTTCTCCGACAGCCGCTCCGCAGTACTATGCGCTGTTCTCTGATACGTCCTTTATTCTTGGGCCTACGCCCGACGCCTGTTATGGCGTAGAGCTGCATTATTTTGCCTATCCTCCGTCGATCACTGTGGCGGGTACAAGCTGGGTGGGCACGAACTTCCCGAACGTGCTGTTGTATGGGTCGCTTTATTTTGCTTACGGTTATATGAAGGGTGAGCCTGATTTGATTCAGTTATATAAGCAGACCTTTGACGAAGGTCTTGCGCTGATGAAGAACCTTGGCGATGCTCGCGACAAAACGGATGGCTATAGGGCTCCACAGGCTAGATATCAGGTTAAATGATGGGTACAGCCACCGCGGTCTATAAAATAACCAACAGTGTCAACGGAAAGTTGTACATAGGCATATCGGCTAATCCTGATAAACGCTGGTGGGAGCACAGAAATCAGACACGTAAAACGCATACGAGACTGTACAACGCTTTTAGAAAATATGGCGTGGAGGCATTTACGTTTGAAATTTTGTATTGGTGCGACACTAGAGAAGATGCAAGAGAGCTAGAAAACCTCGCGGTGGAGGTCTGTGACACCATAGCGACAGGATACAACATGTGTCCCGGTGGGGGTGGCGGTATAGCTGGACCAGATAACCCAGCGTATGGAAAATTGCTTCCCATAGAAGTTCGCACAAAAATGAGCGTAGCAGCTAAAGCGCGGCCTGTAGATAAAAAGCATATGAAAAATATGCGGCAGGTCTTACAGGATAAGTTCAATGACCCCGAATGGGTCCGAGCTAAATACGAAAAAGTCTCCGCGGCGCGCAAAGGTCGGCCTCACACGGAAGAGCACAAAAAGAAACTATGCAAGGCGTGGGAGCGTAGAAAAGAACGCAATGAACCCGTGCATAATGCTAAGCGCGTTGTGTGTTTACAGACAGGTGAAGTGTTTGATAGCGGGTCAGCAGCCGCTAGGCATTTTGGATTTAGTCCCTCGGCATTGCATAAACACTTGCATGGGCGTCAACAAGCCGTTAAAGGATTTACGTTTAGGTGGTATACAATGGAACCAGAAGAGAAAGGGCAAGAAAACCCAATCGAATTTACCCTTAACAGTGTGTCAGTGGTAGCGGACAGCGTTGAGCCTGACATCGAAATTTCAGAAGAGGTCTAATCATGCCGATCACCCAATCCTTGCCCGGCTCGTTCAAGCAGCAGCTTCTTAACCACGTTCACGATTTCGGTGCTGTGGTTACGGGAGCTATCTCAGGTACGACACTGACGGTTTCAGCGGTCACTAACGGTGTCCTCGCTGTAGGTTCTTTCATCTCCGGCACGGGCGTCACCGCAGGCACTTACATCACGGCTCTGGGCTCTGGTACGGGCGGTGCGGGTACCTATACGGTCTCTGCTTCGCAGACCGTTGCTTCGACGACGATCACTTCAGGTGATACGTTCAAGATTGCGCTCTATACGAGCTCAGCGACTCTGGACTCCAGCACCACGGTCTATTCGTCTTCTAATGAGTCTTCCGGCCCCGGATATACCGCGGGCGGTGCGACGTTGACCAATTTGGGTACGTCCCTTTCAGGAGCCACGGCTTATCTGAGTTGGGACAACTACACTTGGACTTCTGCGACCATTTCAGCCGCAGGGGCTTTGATCTATAATTCGTCTAGGAACAACGCGGCGGTAGTGGTCCTGAGCTTCGGTGCGACCTATAGCTCTACCAATGGAAATTTCACAGTCACATTCCCTGCAAACACCTCGTCCACCGCCGTTATCATTCTTAGCTGACTTTAGGAGCCGCAGATGCCCAAGTTACAGGACAGGGTCCAAGAGACTACGACCACCACAGGCACTGGGTCATTTGCGCTCAACGGTGCGGTTACAGGCTATATTACCTTCAACTCCGGCTTTTCCAACGGGGATATCGTTTGGTACGTTTGTGACAACGGTTCGGGCGACTGGGAGATCGGCTACGGTACCGTAGGTACGGGTACGCTCACGCGCACGGTCTTCCAGTCTTCCAACGCGAATGCGTTGGTTCCATTTGCTGCTGGTGCCAAGCGGATCTTCTGTACCGCGCCTTATACGTACCTACTCCCTGATCAGACGGGAAATACGGGTAAAATTTTGTCTACGGATGGCGCTACACCTTCGTGGATTACGGCGCCTACGGGTACGGTTACAGCAGTTTCTGTCGCTACGGCCAATGGCCTTGCGGGTACGTCTTCGGGGGGAGCAACTCCGGCTCTGACGCTGTCCACTACGGTTACGGGTGTTCTTAAAGGCAACGGTACGGCTATTTCTGCGGCTTCTGCTGGGACGGACTATGCTCCGGCGACTTCGGGTTCTTCTATCCTCTACGGTAACGGGGCTGGCGGGTTTAGTAATGTAACGATTGGGTCGGGCGTTTCTTTTTCCGGGGGCACACTAAGTGCTACGGGCACGGGTGGTACGGTTACTTCAGTTTCTGGTACAGGCACGGTTAGTGGTATTTCTCTTTCCGGCACGGTCACATCTTCTGGAAGCCTGACTCTTGGGGGATCTTTAGATCTTTCTAGCCCCCCTGCGATTGGTGGTACAACTCCGAACACGGGCGCATTTACTCGGGTCACAGTCACAGGCTCGACGGCTCCTGCAAATGGGATGTATTTGCCGGGGACGAATATCCTTGGCTTTGCGACGAATTCCAGTGAACGAGTTCGAATTGATGCTTCTGGCAACGTAGGGATTGGGACGAGTTCGCCAAGCTCTTTTAGTGGATACACCACGGTATCTGTAAACAACGCTACTAATGGTGGAATTTATAATGTCTTGGTAAACGGAACTGAGACCGCAAGGCTTCAAGCGTACAGTGGCGTATTCAATGTTGCGGCCAAAGGCGCGTCAACGGTCTTAACTTTTGAAACCAATGGCTCTGAGCGCATGAGGTTGGATACCTCCGGCAACCTTGGCTTGGGTGTTACGCCGAGTGCTTGGAGAACTGACGTTTCGTTCAAGGCGATACAGATGCCCGGTGGTACTTTTGCCGCTTACGTGGCTGGGGGTCTTGATCCGACTCCGAATATCGCGGCAAACGGATACGTTGATTCTGGCGGCACATGGAGATACATAAATTCAAGAGCGGCATCTTGGTACATCCAAAACGGGGGTATGCACGCTTGGTACAACGCCCCATCCGGCACAGCAGGAAACGCAATCTCCTTCACTCAGGCGATGACGCTGGATGCGAGTGGGAATTTGTTGGTTGGGACGACGAGCAATGTAACTGCTGGTGGGTTGATTATTTACCCTGCTGGAGGCGCTGCTGAGCAATGGATCGGCCATACAAACGGCACATCTAGCGGCGTTCCATATTCTGCTTTTTACTACAACGGTACACGGATTGGTTCAATCACCCAGAACGGCACAACAGGTGTTCTCTATAACATTACATCAGATCAACGCCTCAAGGAAAACATCGCAGACGCTCCCGGCGCACTAGATTCCGTCAATGCCATCAAGGTTCGTTCATTCGACTGGAAAGCAGATGGGTCACACGTTGACTATGGTTATATTGCCCAAGAGCTTTTAGAAGTTGTTCCAGAAGCTGTGAGCGCCCCTGCTGACCCAGAAGAAATGATGGGCGTTGATTTCGGTAAGCTCACCCCAAGGTTGGTCAAAGCCGTCCAAGAACTCTCTAGCCAAGTCTCCGACTTGAAAGCAGAACTCAACGAACTCAAAAAGAGGATTAACTAATGTCGAACACATACACTTGGACGATTTCTGCTCTTGACTGCATCCCTGATGTGGATGGAAAGACGGATTACGTTGTGACTTCTCACTGGTCCTGCACTGGCACGGATGGGACTTTCTCAGGTCAGGTTTACTCAACCGTTTCATTTGCGGTGAATGCAGACAAGCCCAACTACATCCCCTATGCAGACCTAACCGAAGCTGAAGTCATTCAGTGGACTCAGGATGCACTGGGTGCAGAACAGGTCGCGGCGATCTATGTTGGCATTGATACGCAGATCCAGAACCAGATTGATCCTCCGATTGTCACGCCGCCGCTTCCGTGGCAGACTCCTGTTTCCGAAAACTAACAGGAAAAAACTGTGGAAAACAAAATCACTCTGTCTCTGGATCTCGTCAATGCCATCATGGGTTTCCTTGGTAAGCAGCCGTATGAGCAGGTATTCCCGCTGATCAATGCCATCCAGAAGGAAGCCGAAGGGCAGGTCCCCCCGGCAGCAGAAGCTCCAGTAGAAGAGTAAAACCATGGGCTTCATCCTCAGTCAGAAATCGTTACGCCGCCTCGAAGGGGTCAATCCTGCACTGGTGCAGGTGGTCAAGCGTGCGATTCAAATCACGCCGATTGATTTCATCGTAGTGGAAGGTCTTCGAACCAAAGAGCGTCAAGCCTACCTCGTAGAGAAGGGCGCATCCAAAACCATGAATTCACGGCACCTGACTGGGGATGCAGTCGATCTGGCTCCTATTGTGGACAACAAAGTCTCATGGGACTGGAAGCATTACTACCCTCTGGCCGAAGCGGTGAAAGAAGCCGCGAAGCAACTCCGCACTGAAGTGCGGTGGGGAGGCACATGGAAGAATCTCTCGGAGACAGAGTTCAAAGATGGTAAAGTAGAGTTGTCC